CGGTGATTCTGGAATGCTCTTCTTGTTGAAAAATGTGAGAGAGAGACATCGTCGTTGGATTCCTTAGTTGATTACTTTTGGACGGCTTAAAGACTGGCGGATAAATCCTTTCAATTTTTTTTTTCCAAAAAATCATTTTTAAAAAATCATTTTTAAAAAATTTCCCTTGAGTAAAGGAGATGTATGAAATTACTGATTATACCAAGAGACGTGCGAAAGAGATTGGAGTAGAAGTCAGGCAGAGTAAGAGGAAAGGTAAAAAAATAGATGTCTATAAGGACGGTGTTTATCTACACAGCATAGGTCAAAAAAACGCTAAAGATTATCCTACGTATTGGAAGGAAGAAGGAAAAGAGAAGGCAGATGAAAGAAGACGGTTATACTACGAGAGGCATCCGAAAAACTCCTTGGGAGAACTATTGGCAAAATGGTTGCTGTGGTGATTAGGAGTCTTTAAGTTGATATTTCTAATCAATATCCAAATATCCAAAAAATTTTTTTTGGGTGGGTTGCTTTTATATAGCGGGTTATTTATCCTCGGTTCCGAGGATAATTTGGTCGCCTTATGTTTTGGAGTGCCATAAAAAAAAAAATTTGGATATTTGGATATTCTGGATATGATATGATTTCTTCACTTAAAAACATAATCTTCGTATAGAATAAAGATGCCTATCGCTCCCTCTCTCAAACTGTATTGGGTCTTTGAAAATGACCTTGTCCGACGTGAATACTATAAGGACAGCAAAGGAGGATTACACGTGAAAACGATATGGAAGCGACTCCCTCCTGTAGAAGAAGAATTGATTTGAAAAAGTAAGAAAAATATAAGTCCTTTAACTTATATTTTTTTTATACGAAATAAGCGATACCTTTGATAACGAGATGGGTAGAGAAGGATAAGTTAAGAGACGCAATCAGATAGAGAACTCCTGACTTTATCATATACCTTATGAATGGATTCATTTTATTGTAGTAGAGATTTTTTTTTCAGATTGACTTGCGACAAGTAGGACATTTGACTTTCTCACGAATAGGCTTATTCTCCTCCAATCTCTCGTAGCATCCCTTACATAAGATATGACCGCAGAAGGGAATGTGAATCGTCTCCTTGGTGACATTCTCAAAGCAGACGGGACACGTGTATTCCTTATTCAAGGCAACCGCCATCTCCATAAACTCTCTGGTAAAGAATGGAGGCAACTCCTTTGGAATTTCAATCTCTCCATACTCATTACGAGGGGCGATAGGAGCAACCATCTGAACGATGTGGATGACTCGGTCGGCTTCTGATGCTCGTTGGTTGTAGTATTTCGCCCAAGCAAATGCCTTCTGCTTACGGAGTGATTCAACGTCTTGATGTGCCATTGTGATTAGGTTTTCAACTTAATTGTATGATACCCTTTAAACCCCTTTATTTCCCCGTCAATTTTTATTTCTAAAAATCATTTTTAAAAAAAAGATAAGCCTCTACTTATCTTTTTGTGTTTTTTTTACCTTTTATCTCGCATCTCGCATCTTTCTTATTCATTATCTGAATCCTCCTCGGGCTTCTCACATACTTTCTTGTGTTCTTTCCAGTGCTTCTTCTGACAATCGGTAGAGCAGTAGCGAGTTGATTCACAGACCGAACACTTCTTCATTCGGTTGGAATATACCTTACAGTCTGGGTTTCCACATCGCTTATAGGGCAACTCCTCCCAAGTGAATGTCAGACAGTAGGGCTTCTTGTCCTTGGGTCTCTCATTGCCCCATTTCTCAAACGAGATGCGAACAGTAAGTCCATTCTTACGGTCATCATAGTCAAACCAACGAGAACCCAAGAAGCCATTAGACCAATGACCCTTCTTTCCATCACAGAACTGTTCGGTTTCCACCAAACGGATAAGGAGGGCTTGAGTGTGGAGACAGATTTCTTCTTTATCCATCACACGATGGGGGGCTCGTTCATCACCCGTCGCTACCTTCCACGAGTAGAACACAAACTGGATGTCTGTGATTTGACGGAGAAGGTCGTGCTTGTTATGAACGCACTTCCAGTAGTTCAAGAGTTCGGCTCGTCTCTTCTCACACTTATCCTCTGAGAGAATGGGATTCTCATCACCCACTGGAACAATCACGGCGTTAGGCATCTTAGTAGCAGACATTGTCGTTGAAATCCTTATCGTTTGAGCGATAGCGATAGTTAATTACTTTTGGACGGCTTAAAGAGGGGCAGATTATTCTCTTCAATTTTTTTTTCTAAAAAATCATTTTTAAAAAAACCCTCCTGCCTTAGGGAATTATTCTTTCTCATCGTCATCGTCGTGGGCTGGAAGCCAGATGTCTTTCTCGGTCATTACTACATTAGGGTAGTTTCGGAAGATACAAGCCCAACGACTCTTGGAATCCTTAATCTCTTTCATTGTCTTTTTATCCAAACCGAGGTAGTCTTGAAGGAGACGCTTGAGTCCAACATTAGAACCGCTGTGAGGGAAATAGACGACAGAATGGGCTTCGTTCAGAATACGACGTGTATCCTTACCACCTGTTGCCAAGTGGAATGTTAGAATACAAGTTGTGTTAAAGTGTCTTCCTGTCTCCAGAATCTCACCAAGAATATTATTAACAGCGTCTCTATGTTTCTTGTTAGAAATACAATCGGTATCGTCAAAGATGACACACGAGTCTTTAAAGTCCTCTGCGAGAAGAGGTTGTTCTACAAGCGTATCATCAATAAGAATACGCTGTGGATTGACTTCATCCAGTGATTCATCTTCTTTAAGTGCCGAAAACAAGTAAATCGGACGCTTGGGATACATCTTCTTGTAGCACTTGATGTAGTTCTTTGTGTAAGTGCTCTTTCCAGAACCGGAAGCACCTGTGATATAGAGGATTTGTCGCTCAGTATCAGGGTCAGGCACTTGTTGAAACTTACCGTCTATATGAAGACGAGTAAAAGGTTTCGTATAGTCATCATCTTTACCTGAACCTGTGATTTCTGAAGAAACACTCACTATCTTCCTATCATATCTACCACCTTCCACTTTGGCGAGAAAACGCCCAACTTTGTCTAAGTTCAAACTCATCTTTATTATATAATTACATAAAAAAATATAGAGAAAAATTATCGCTTGATGCTTACAGCGATAGAAATCGCACCATTGCCTTTAAAGATTCCAGCGTTCTGTCCTATATCCATTTATTATAAGCCAAGAAATTAAGTTGTTGAATATGTAATTTCGCTCGTGGCGGGGTCATATACCATTCTACCTACACCAATACCCAATGCTACTCCACGAATCGGATTTACAAAGAAACGACTTGTTCCGTTAGAATTGAGAGCCCCACCACTTGCGTTGAGGATAATACTGTTAGCGTGTTGAGAGGTAGCACCCGCTTGGTTTCCAATAGCAACTGAACTTGCTCCTTGAGTGTTATTTCCCGCATTAACACCGATTGCGACTGTGTTCGCTCCTTGAGAAGTTAAACCAGCATTATCGCCAACTGCTACACGCCCACCACCAGTAGCACTATGGATTTTAAGTGTATTCGCAACGGTTAAATCACCGAGTGATGGATTGTAAGTAAAACCAGTATCTACATTGATAGGGTTGTTTCCAGTAGAAGCACTTACAAAGGCTGGGAAAACAGTAGCATTTACATTGGAAGCGGTAGTGGCTACATTTGTAGCGTTAGTAGCCGTTCCCGACAACGCACCTACGAAAGTAGTGGCTGATACAGTATTCGTAGAAGGATTACAACTGATTCCAGCCGTCTTCTGAATCGCACCCGTTCCAGTGGCTGAACTATTACTAAAGTTAAGAAAATGAGTTAGATTCTGAACGGTATTGCGTGTGGTATAACCACTCTTATTGATTGTATTCGTTGTTGTCCCATCGGTTAGAGTAATTTGAGGGTCAGCCACTCCCGCATTTGGTAGTAGATTGATGACATTTGTTCCTACTCCCGAGTTGTTGAGAGCGATACTGTTTGTGGCGGAATTACCGACGGTAAGGACTTGAGAAAGAGAAGGTCTACCTCCCGTAATGGCTGACTGAACGAATGCTGTAGTAGCAATTTGATTGTCGCTTGTAGAGGCTGGACTCACGGTCTTTGCTTGACATTGTGTTCCAGAGAACTGGTCTCCAAGAATGACTGCCGAATTACTTACTTGGAGAAGGGGAGTGAGGTCGGTGGAGGCGATGACCCACGATTGAGTTCCTCCAATATTGATTGCTGTTGAACCAACGGAATTTCCAGAAAGACCTGATATGGATTTACCATTACCGATAACATTCGCATTTAACGGGTTAGTAAGACCAGTAGCGATTTGTTGTTGAATCTGTGCTTCCAGATTATTGAGTTGTAAAGGAGTATTCCAAGTCGTCATACTTTTTATTATATACAAAGAATAAAAAATGTGGTTATTAATAAAGAATGGATGGCGGAGAATTGAAACGAGAGATGGCTATACCACTCTCTGACGCTGACATTAGAGAGTATTTACCCCACGCTCTCATTAAGAAATACAGCGAAATAGATGAGTATGGTTCATTACACAATCTTCTCCCTGATGTAAAATCCTATTGTATTATCTTATACGAGGACTCTCCTAACAAGGGTCATTGGGTATGTGTATCACGTCCAAAAGAGGGCATTGCTGAATACTTTGATTCTTACGGGGGATATGTAGATGCTCCTTTGACTTGGACTCCAAAAGAACAGTTAAACAAGTTAGGTTCAGGGCATCCTACCCTATCTCGGTTCTTTGATGAATGTCCGGATGAGGTAGTTTATAACAAGGTCAAGTATCAAAAGGAAGACCACGGAGTAAATAACTGCGGTAGATGGGTTGTATTGAGAATCTTAAAGATGAAGGAAGGACTCGGTCTCCAACAGTTCTATGAGTTCTGTAAGAGAAAGAGTAAAGAGATGAGTCTTCCGTTTGACAAGATGGTGACGGCGATAATTCAGTAAATATCTACTGTGCTGTATAGTAGATGGACGAACCAAAAAAAGTGAAGATAAGAAGACCTCGTAAAGTGAAAGTCGTAAAACCACCAAAAGAAGAGAAGCCCAAGATGGTGATTGAAAAGAAGTTGGTGGTGCTGTCCTTTGTTTAGGGTCTTTAAATTGATAAATCTAAGCAATATCCAAATATCCAAATTTTTTTTTTGGTGGAGGTCGCTTTTATAGAGCGGGTAAATTATCCTCGGTTCCGAGGATAAATCGGTCGCCTTATGTTTTGGAGTGTCATAAAAAAAATTTTTTGGATATTTGGATATTGGATGGTGGATTATAATTTTAAGTATAAATTATAATCATCTTTTATCGCCTAACGGCTCAATGCCGATATATTACCTTTAGAGAGAGTTGATGTCAAATCCATCAGGGATTCGGAAGCCAGTGTAGCATTCCTTTTGTTTCTCTGTCTCATATATCGCTACCATTACCTTGCTCGTAGAGACTTTGAAGTGTTTCTGGAAATCCTTATGGAAGGAGGTTGTTCCTAAGGCTTTGTGGTTATTCTGTTCGCAGAACTGTTTGTAAGCCCCATACATCTTCTCCTTAGGGATACGGTGTTCGTAGATATCCTCTCCACGGATAGGCTTTCCCTTCCCATCCATCTCCAGAATCTCAGGATTATCCAACCATAGCAGGAGGGGGTCTTGTTCCTTCTTGATGGCATTGGTATAACTGACAACTTCCTCTGCGATGGGGAAGGTTTGACCGTTCTGATAGTATTGTTGAGCGTAGCCACAGAGGAAAGAGAAGAACTCCTCCACACGACTCAGGAGTTCATCTCGGAACTTGGTGTCTTGAGCGAAGCGAAAGTGAAAGGCAAAGCACATCAGACGGTTCATAAAGGCAGGAGATTTGAACTTACACACTTCGTTCGTAGAGCCGACGGGAACGGCTCTGAAACGGACTTCAATCATTGATTTAGAGTTTCCTCCCGCATCTCGTAGAGGGACAGGGTCTCCACCTGTGATTTGTTTAAGACGGACTTCGTCATAGGAGGATTTGGCATCGGTCTCGGAGAGAGACATCATCCACTTATCGGCAAGACCGAACAATTCGGCATCGTGTCCTGACTTGTTCTTCTGTTCTACAATGACTCGGTTTCCTACCGAACCGCAGAACTTCTCCAGAATCTTCTGGATGAGTTCCAAGAAGAGAGACTTGCCGTTGTTTCCCTCACCAATGAGATTGATGAACTTTTTCATAGAGAGATTCATCTCCCCCGTCATAATACAGGCAAAGGTCTGAATGAGACACTCTTGATAGGCTTTGGAGGGACAGATATAGTTATTCTCTCGGCACGACTCACAGAAGTGAGAGTCATCTACCTTTTCATCTCCCTTCTTGTCATCATCATTTGGAATCTTGACGAGGACATCGTGGAAATACTTCTTGACATAGTCGTTCTCATATCTCGCATCTCCCTGTCCCAGATACTTGCGTTGAGTGGTTCTGGTAAAGTAATCCTCTCTCTCACGAGAACGAACGGTTAGAGTTCTAAAGTCAATGACTTGATTGTTGGCAATAGGGAAGAAGCCATTACCCGCATCAAACTTGTTTTCAATGAGTTCATCATCATTCATCATCATAATGTAGGACTTCATCTGTGAGATGATATTGTTCTGTTTGGTGTTGCTCTGGACGACCTCAATGTAAGACTCTATTTCTTCTTCGTCTGGATGGTTCTTGATGATGGGAATGAGGGTAGAAGAGATGATAGTCTTGAAACAGTCCAACTCAAAGTCTTCCCATAGAGCGGTTTGTTCGTTGAAACGATAGAGGTTCTTCTTCTTCTTGGAGTATTTGATGTCGTCTCTGATTTCATCCAACATATACTTTGCCAGACCTTCATCCGTCATATTGACATCCTCACGAGACAAGAGACCCGTCAAGTCCAGTCCTTCATCCATCTCCTTGACCGTGAGGGTGATGGGAAACCCCATCTTGTCAGAGACAGTCTTCTGAATCTTTTGGAGGAGTGAGTTAATGTCTTTGACTGATTCCTTATAGACCATCAGTCCATCATAGCAGAGAGTGCCATACTTGACTCCTTCCTCTTGGAGACATTTCTCAATCTGAGCGAGGACATTGTTCTCTACCTCACATAGATAGTAATTCAGAGCAGAACCCTCTTTGTTATCCCACTTCTTCTTCTTAACGGCTTCAATGGCACGTAGGCGATACTTGTCATTCTCCTTGCGAGTGAAGAACTTTTGGAGGAACTCTTGTTGGCGAGTGAAGAAGGCGTTCATTGTGGGATTGGCAGTCTTGTTGTTTCCTCCACCGTTGAGGCATTGGAGAAAGTATTGTTTGGCTTCATCACGATTGGAGATGACGTGTTTGACAAAGGAGACCTCTTCCTTCTCATCTACCTCTACCTTGGTAATCTCCATACCGAAGAGGGTTTGTAGGAATGCTTCACGGTCTCCTTCCACATACTGTTCCAAGATGGGATGAGAGAAGCCATAGGAACGACAGAGATGGAGGAGGAAGACTGGATGGGCGTTCTTGATATCTACGTCATAGTAAATGTCTTTGGCGACAGTATGACGGATGGGACGGGGACATTCTTGGAGGGAGGGGGAGCAGTGGAAACGACGACCGTAAGTAGTCTTGGCAGAGAACTTGTATTTGACGACCGTAGTCTTCAACTTGGCTTTGTAGAACTCATTGATGGTGGTGTAGGCTTGTTTGTAGTCTTTGATGATTTTGTAAGCACCACCTTTGACTTGAACCTTCATCTTCTTGTTGAGAACCCGATTCCAGAGGTCTTGGAAGTTATCACGGATGATACGAAGGGCATTCATATCAACGAGTTCGTTAAGGGACATAGAGCCCTTGAACTCTTCCATCTTCTTCTCCTCGGAGGGGAGGTTGTTATCTTCGGCGGGGGCGATTTCGTTTTGGGCGGACATCTTTATTATATAGAAAGATTATCTTTTAAATTAAAAAAAACACATCATCAATTTTTTCATTTTTATTTTTCAACGGATAGAATCTCATCGTGTATGTCTGCCGGAGAGAAGTGGCGAGGATGATTAGGTCTTTAAGTTGAGGAATCATATCCAATATCCAAATATCCAAATTTTTTTTTTATTGACACTCCAAAACATAAGGCGACCAAATTATCCTCGGAACCGAGGATAAATCACCCGCTCTATAAAAGCGACCCCCACCAAAAAAATTTTTTGGATATTTGGATATTGCTGAGGTTTTTTAAATAAAAATTGAAAGCATTTAAAGATGTGATTATAATATCAAATAGAAAAGAGTAATCAACGATGTTGCCTAATATGTCTCCCCAAGCCTTTATGAAACTGTGTCGTCGTTATATGAAGGTCAGTGTAGAGACACCAGAAGAGAGTAAGGAGAGATTCTCCTTTGACCCGTGTGTAGAGATTCGTCCATCTACTCACGGAAATGGTGTCTTTGCCACCAGAGACATCAAAAAAGGAGATATTATCACATACTATCCCGCTCACTACATCCAGATTACTTCCTTTCCGTTAATACTAACAAAACCAGAATATACAAAAGGAGATAAACCGAATGATGAATACCTTTATACCAGTATCAAAGGAAACTACAGTATCACAGGTCATCCACGTTTGACTGATAATCCCTATATGTTGGGACATATAGTGAATGACCCCTGTGATGAGGTCTTCAAGAGAGAGGATGAAACGTTTGGTAAATGGGTAGGACGTTATCTACTAACTGTTAGTATGAAACGCAATAGTAGATTCACAGAGTTAGACTCGGGACTGATTGCGATTACTGCTCTCAAAGACATCAAGAAGGATGAAGAGATACTCATTGCCTACGACATTCAGTATTGGGGGATGAAGAATGGATTTATCAAAGATGGAGAGACACTCAAAGGGCTACTTAATAGACTCATTAGTGAGATTGGTAAATCAAGAACAACATTCTTGTGGAGTTTAATGTCCCAATAAAAAAAATTGATTGTGCGAAAAATTAATTTAAAAACTATAATCTCTATATATAATAAAGATGTCGTCCTCTGAATCAGACAGCGAAGTCAAGAAACTCTCTCCTGAAGAAAAGCGAGAGCGTCGGAAGCAACAACTACGGGAAGCCCAACGACGCTTCTATGCGACTCACAAGAAGAAGAAGGAAGATGAGGCAATCCCACCGTCTTACTCACCAGAATACCTTCGTGATTATCACAAGAACTACTACCAGCGTCATAAAGAGAAACTCAATGAACGTTCTAAACAGCGTTATGCCCGTATTAAACAAGAGACACCACCTCCCACTGAAGTAATCGCATAGATACTTACGAGTAAAAAAGTAAAAAATCTTTTATCTCACCTAAGATAAAAGATGATTGACTACGTTGTGTTTGAAAAGAAAGCCGATGAAGACCGTCCTGCTTGGACGCTTGACCTTGTGAAAGAGTTCTGTGAAGACCAAAAGTATGATGTGGATACGTTTGAAGACTCTCCGTTGTTTGTTGTGGTAAAGATGAAGACCGCATCAGACGATACAGAGAAAAAGTATCGTCATTTGGAACTTACTTCAACTGTATCTTTTCTAATTCGTGATGACCCCTCTCTGGATGAGTTCTTAGAGCCTGAGATTCCAAAGCATCATCCAATGACCTTCTGTCGCAAAGAGACCGTTCAGATTGAAGAGATTGGAGACTCTAAAGAAGAAGAACCCTTCTTTTATTCCTAAAAGGGCTTAAAGAAACTTTTTTGCCGAGGCATTTAATTCTTTGGAACGTTCATCCATCCACTTCTGAATAGACTCAACGTCCTCTGGTAGATGGAGGTCTTTGAGATTTACAATCACCTTACGGATGAGAGTGGGCTCTTGATAATTATCCAACACTTTCTGAAGAGCCTCCAGATTACTGATGAGTTTGTATTCCTTCCCCAGTTCTCCATTAAAGATTTTAGAGAGCCGTAGAAGGTCTTTTTTGTTGTCTTCCGCCTTGGAAATACTGAATTGACGTTTAAGAATTTTATACCATTTCTTCTCTTTACGGAGTTCAGCAATGTCTTTCAGCAGAGAATTAATATATTCCTCCTTAGTAGGAGGCTCGGGAGTAAAGGAGTAGATGACACTTACCTCGGTAAAACGATTCTCTATCCGAGCAATCAAATCCAACTTACAGAACTCCAGTTTGTCCCACACCTTCTCTACCTCAGCCTCTTTTAGCGTCTGATGTGGATAGAACCGAATCTTTTTGGGGTTTGTTCCCTTGGTTTGAAACTTGAGTTCCATAAACCAAAGGTCTTCGGATTCCTCAATCTTCTTTAAGACCTCTTTTAGAAAAGCGAAGAATTCGTCTTTGTTTGGTTTCTGAATGACACAAAAGAGGTCATAGTCGGAGAAGTATCGTTGTGAGGTAAGAGAGGAAGACCCCTTGAGTTCTAATTTATTATTCTTAAAGGTGAGGAGTTTGATAAGTTTCTTTAACTCGTCCTTGTATTGAAGAGGTGCTTTTTGTTCCAAGACATCCATTTTATTATACAGCAATATAATAAAATATATGAGTTATTTACCATCACACAATTAACGACGACGAGCAGGACGAGAGTAATACATCTCGTTGCGTTTATCATCAAACTCAAGAGGGTCTTCCTCTTCACTCTCACTTCCTTCGCTTTCACTCTCGCTCTCACTTTCATCCGCACCGTAATGCCTACCAAGACCAGCCAGACCACGAGAATCCACGGGCTTACCCTTTCCTTTTGTTTTCTGCTGACGACCACTTCTACCAAGAAACTCACGTAGAGCCTCAAACACAGTATCAGCCCATTCCGCTTTGCGAAGAGGTGAATTAATCTGAATATCTTCCAGTTCTTCATTCATCTGTTCTATCATAGCGTCTAAATGAGGAATAGACTCCTGAAGTTCTCGTATTTCACGTTCAATATCGTCGTAAAGCCTACGTCGTTCCGTCTCATCTGCTATTTTACTATCATCAATCATCTTGTTATGATGAATAGCATCCTCTCGTTCTTTATCCAAACGATTTGCTTCTTGGTCTTCCTCTTCCCATTCTGCTACAGCAAATCCCCATCTACTCAAATCCACATCACCATTCTCATCCTTAAAATCATCTACGTTCAAATCCTCAGGATGAATACCTCCCTCAGGGATATCAACCTTCTCCACATCATACTTCGCATCCTCCGCAGGAACACTCAAGGCATCTGCTCTTTCCGCTAACCGTTCAATGTCCTGAGGAATCATTACATCCCGTTGGTGTCGTCCAGCCTCAATATCAAAAGTAAGGTTTTCAGCCTTTGTTACTAATTCTCTCTCTTGTGAAGTGAGTCTTGGTTTGTATTGGCTTCTAACTTCACGAATGGCTTGGTCGGCATAACGTTCAAAGTCAGTCTGATTCATCTTTTTGAGATTTTGGACGATGTCTATAGGGAGAGACTTAACACCCATTTCTTCCATCAGTGCTTTCAGACGTTCTTGGAAGTTTTTAGTGCTGAATTCTGGGATAATACGAATAGGACGTGTCGCAAGTCTTGACCCAGACTCACCCCTTTTGGATACTTCTGCGAGTAATTCTCTTCGGTCTTGAGATAGTTCAGAAAAAAGATTTTTGAAAGAGGTATCCATAGCAGAAACGCTGATGAGTTCAAAACTTGAGGTATCCACTTGTTGTTTAACCAGTTTGTAAATACTGAGAGGTCTCATCATCTCCAGAATCTTCATACCCAGAGAACTATTGAATGTATTATTGGAAAAGAGAACATCAATGGCTTCCCCAAGACCGTAAATAATCGCCTCCAGATTGGGAATAAGGTCTTGAACCTTGACCTTTACCATCTCCTGACTCTGACGAGAAAGACCCTGTTTTTGGTAATAACGAACAATAGAGTTCCATAACGATACAACAGAACCAGTGTTAATAACCTCTTGATAGGCATTCTGAAACGGGATTTCTTTGACACCCTTCTGGATTTCACCGCTAACTTGAGCGGATTTTTGTTCTGCTTCACGGCGACCTTTCTGTTCGGCTTCAGCGAGTTGTCGTGCTTCTCGTTGGTCTCTGAGTCTATCTCTTTCTCTCATTTCACGTTCGGCTTGTCTTCGTTCTGCGACTGATAATTCAGCATAAGAACGCAGTTGGGGGACTTCATCGTCAGCCTTCACATCTCCAACATTAGCCATAACACGCATAGAGGGGCGGACAGAAGTAGTTCCTTTTAGTTGTTGGTCGTTTCTAAGAACAAACTCCAATGAAGCAAGACGTGTATCCAATAGACTATTCAAATTTTCAATCGTCTTATCTACATTGACTTCTACTTCCAAGTCCCGTTGTGTCTTTGGTTTGAGTGTGTCGGGAAATACAGCAATCTGCTTTTTAGTAAGAGCATTTACTTGTGAATGGAGATTCTTCCATACATCAAGAACCTCCATATTTTGACGGGTTCGTAAAGTATTTTCGGTAGCCATACTTCTTTTTATATTAGGTCAATATAAAAAATTAATCGTTTGTTTCTTTTTTCGTAGAAGATGTATGTCTATTAGACCGAAGATGTCTCGCTCTATTTTCCCAAGAGATTTCTACACCACACTCACAGTTATACCTTTTAGAGCGTTTAATCTTCCGTGTCTCCTTGTTTTTTTCACGATATTCTTTCTGTTGTTGTATATGATGAACTTTATTATCATCAACCCATTCCTTAACAGTCCTTCCTGAAATTTGTTTATTCACACAAGTCTCTGTTCGGATATATTCCCCCTCTCGTCTATGAAGTTCAGCCTTTGACCCACACGGATATAGTTCAATCAACTCTATTATACAGTTTTCTACACCGTATTTGTCAAACAACAAAAATGACCGACAAGAGTATTTGATTCTACCGGACTTAGCGAGTTTATAATTCTTCTTATGGTTTCCAAACCGGTTGCTTATGTATTTCTCAACCGTAGAGCCTATGTAGCATTCATCTCCCCCCCTGATACGATAAATCTTACCCTGTTGATAATCTGGCATCTCTATTTTATAGATAGAGATGAATCTTTAAGTTTTTTTTAAGTTTTTTTACCATTTCAAACCCTCTTTTTTAATATAAGACGAAGCCTCAATCATCTTCAAGCCTTTCTCCTTCATAATTTTACGAACAAGTTCAGCACGAGCCTTCCTCTTATCTCCACCAGCACCCTTCATCTCTGAACGCTTATCTGTCATACCCTTAAGGTTAGCCCCCCCATTCTTAGCCGGTAATGAACCCTTTTCAAAATCAATATGAACGACATCCTGTGATTTAGGCATCTCCTCCTTCTTCTTACGACCTCCCTTCATCTTCTTCTCTACTGCTTTAATAACATCTTGTTTCATCTTGTCATCGGAAGGTTTAGCACCTCCATACGAACCCCGTAGTTGAGCCTTAGGAGGAACACCATTCGCAAGACAAGGTTCTGACATTGCCAGTAAATCACCATTGGCAGACTTGAGTTCAGCCTTCTTTGGACGACCACGACCACGCTTCTGACCGTAGCCCAAAGCGTGAATACCAGCAGAGATTTCTGGATGACCGAAGATGGGGGCAACAGCCTTGGCTATACTGGCAACAGGAGAGATGACTGAATTAAATCCAGCCTTGAAGTCATCCCAAAAACCAGCACCTGACATCTCTGGATGTTTATCCAGAACGGATTGAAGGGCTTTTCGTTCCTCATCAGTTATCTTACCACGACCTGCGATGCGTTGAGAATTACCTTGAACGGGATAAGGGTCGGGATTACCCAGAATCGCACCTCCCACACCAACCTCTTTGTCGGCAGGTGAAGCACCACCCAGAGCACCTAAAGCCATACGTGGCACGAGACCGAGCGTATCACTCAGTCCTTCAGTAAGGTCAGACCAGACAGAACCACCACTCATTCCTTTACCCTTTATATGTTGTCCGAGCATACGTCCGAGCAATCGGAAGTGTTCGGGAGAGGCATTGCCGAAGAGGTCTTTTGTCATACCAGCAATCTCTTTATTACCACCTGACATACCCATTCCCTTCTCATATTCACCCACCGCACCAGCACCTTCCTGATGACCGTAGCCTGTATCACGGAAAGTTCCTTCGGCGAAACCTGAACCTCCCATCATTGATTCGGCGTTATTACCGTAATAGTATTGAGGAGGAAGGTTGAGTTCATCGTTATACATATTGTCCTCACCGTCCCGTTTAGAAGCATTACCCATTTTGAATAAAACTCCAGCATTAGAACCCCCAGTTAGACTGGAAGAACCATCTACTGGGCTATAAGCATAGAGGGTAGCAAAACGATGATTAATTTGTGCCAATTCATTAGCAATCTGTCGGTTGTATGCGTTATCGTATGGCATATCTGTTTATTATATGGCGATATAAAAATTAATTAATTGCTAATTAATTTTTGGATTTGGAAACCATATTTTTTTTATGGAGCAAACTGAGCCTTAGCGAGGAGACCACCCTGAGTGAGTAGTTGAGATGGGATGTAATCATTCACCCACTCTACCTCATACGAAGAATCATCATTAGCGTTATCTGAGCGAACGATGAGACTCCAGTAAGCATTCGCAACAGACTGAGGAGGATATACCTGAGCGGTAGGAACACCAGCAGTGCCACCTACTAAGATACGTCGGATACTTGTGATACGAGATGAACCGTTGAGGTTATCAACCGAACCAGCGGAATCAAACTCACCATTAACACAGGTGACCTCAAGAGCATAGACTTTAGAGCATAGAACGGAAGTCATTGTTTTATTATACAACAACAAAAAAAAATAAATACAAAAAACTTTTTTTCATTTTCACTTCATTAAACGTTCCGCAAGACGCATACGACCACCTGAAGCACCGCCACCTGAAGCACCGCCACCTGACTGACCGCCACCTGAAGCACCGTATCCAAGAGCACCCAGAGCACCGGAAAGACCCTTAGCGATTGGATGTTCCATCTTACCCAGTTGTTCCTTACCCAGTTTGAGGACGTGAGGAAGAACCGCACCAGCCACTGACTTGAGTGAATCAAGGAAGCCACCACCAACCAGACGCTTGACGCTTGATTGAAACATTGGCTGTTGAGCGGAAGCCTCCAGAACATCCTGCTTGGTGAGGATACCAGTGTAAGTAGAGGAAGTGCCACGCTCATTCACAAAGAGACCTGAGTTCATTGTAATCATCACAATCTCTGGTGAAATAGCGTATGGGAACTGATTGGCAACAGTCAGATTGACCTGAAGGTTAAAGTTGCCAAGAGAACCAGCGGAGTAGTAATCCTCAGTCAGTTGGATATCCTTACCGAACTCAAGAATGAGTAGAGAACCACTCATCGGAATCTTCTTGCCACAACCTGAAGCGGGGTCTTGAACGTTGGCAACACCCGAGAACTCCTGCCACGACTGGTTAGAACCGTTCTCCACCGAGTAGCGGTATAGGTCTTGCTGAGTAGCAGAAGCCAGAATACCGGACTGATTGTTAAAGTTGATAGACACACCCTTGATAACAAGGAAGGCATCAGGCTGACCCCAAGCGGTAGAAGCCAGAGGGTTGCGAACTTGAATAATCAGTTTGTCGGGGATTTGATTGAGTTGTAGAGAGGATGTCTTCACCTGAGTCTCGGCTGGGGCGAGAGAAGTAGTGGATGGAGTCCAACCAGAAATCTGAGTCAAGTTAGAAGTAATGAAACGAGGAAGTTCGTAGTAGGGGACGGCATTTCGTGCCGGTAGCAAATCTGAAGGATGAGGAGTGAGGAAGTTAAAGATGAGTTGAGAATCGCTAAACTTAACCACCGAAGCACTTGAGACGTAGGTTAGACCCAGAGGAGACGAACCCGCTGGGGCAGTGTTAAGGGCTGAACGCCATACACGAGAAGCATCACCGATGTTAAACACAAAGTTCATATTCTGAACGCCGTAGAAAGCCTGATTGTTAGCCTTAGGGTCGCAGAAGATGAAGGGTGAAATTAGCAGAGGCTCTGCGACAGTAAATTGAACGTAGATGTATTGAGTGATACCGTCCTGATTGGCGACTGGAGGAACAAGAGGAGATGGCAGAGAAGTGAGACCATCCGCACCCACAGAGATACCATCAAGTGAGAAAGCACCACGAGGGTAGAGGTCATTATCCGCCGAGTTAGCCCAGTTGCCAAGAGGGTTAAGTAGAGCACCGACGGCATCAGAATACTGTGCGGTCAGGTCGGGCATAACTGGGGTATAGCCGTTATAACGCTGTAGTTCTCGGCGGTCATTGAAGCGAAGCATAGCGGGGAGGCAGTCACGAATATTCACCGAAACGCTGTTGTTATTAATAGTAGCAGTCATCACTGAAGCGAGTTGATGAAGCGGGAAGGCAGATAGAGAATCGGTCACACCGTAGTTGATTGGCATCTGATGCTCGTTCTGAGCGTTGCCGACGCAGGTCAGTTTCAGTAGAACGGTTGAACGCCATAGAACACGACGGTCAATGAGAGTCTGTTCGGATGGAACTTGGATGTTGAAAGTGACGCTGGAGGCGGACTGTGAGATAGCGTTGAATTGAGCGGAAGTCATATTCTGACCTCCTTTATGAACGGCGTAGGAAACGGCATCAGTGACATTCAGGCGGTCATCCTTGACGAGAACTTTGACAAAGTCTTGGGACATCTTCTTTTATTCTAACACAAGAATAAAAAAATAAAAAACAAACGAAAAAAAAACTTACTCATCAGAATCAAAAACGTTGTTAAAGTCTTTGCGACGAAACATTACCTTTAGACTTCCAGAGCATCCTGAACCCAAGAGGAAGGGATGTAGGATACCATACTGGTCTTTCCAATAGACTTGAATGTCAATCTGGTTTGCCGGACTCTCACCATACAAATCTACTAAACGATACTCCCCAGAAGGAACATACGAGATGTCAGGGACATACTGATTCGTAGCACTAAATGGGACAATAAAGTCGGTGACGATAGGAAAGATGTTTGCCGAAGAGCCGACGACTTGTCGTGTCGGTGCTGTGCCGTTTAGAATACTTGGCTGACCTACATTTTCCATCACCACAGGGAGTAGCGTAGAGGTAAAAACGATTGACTGAACGGGATTCATCAAAGAAGATGTTTGATGGTCTTGATAGACCTGAATACCCAAGTAGCCACCTGTTGTCGTTGGAGGATATACCGTATAGTTTTGGACGATAAAGAATCCTGCTCCTTGGGTTGTATTGAAGATGATGTAGGAATAGAACAGACTGTCTGCTGAAACATTTGGGTATTGGTAGGGGAACGCATCAAAGAGAGTAGAGAGGGATTGATTAAAGTAAAGGAAGATGATGTTCTTTGCTCCTCCTGAAGATTGACCGAAGGCTGTATTATCGGCAGTGATAATCGCCTTATCGTCCGCACTATTCCACGACATTGCTGGTGGTTGATAGTTGGTTGTAGCAGAACCAGTCATCGGGAGACTACCTGCCGAAGTAGCATACAATAGACCGCTCAGACCCCAGAACGCATTCTTTAAGGCTTGATTCACGAGATTGATGAGAATCTCATAGGAATAGACCCAATAATATTCACTGGTGATGTCTTGTAGAGTTAATGCCTGAGGATTGGCTGGATTCCACTGAGGCGGTGGTTTAGTCAAGTCATTCGGCTGGTAGAGGACTTGTTGAGAAAAGACATAGGTATTCGGAGAACCTGCTGGTTGGTATTTCATAGTGACGACATAGGGAGTGACATCGTAGTAATCTCCATTAGGGAGAAAGTATCCTCCACTGGTGTAAGGGTTAAGAGATACACCTGCCAGATTGGGAGCAGACATCGTTATCTGAGTGGGGGCTAATGTGTTGATGATATAACGACCGTTGTATTGTCCCGAGTTGTTGATAAAGACAACATCACCCACTTGATAAACAGTAGTCAAGTCTGCCAGAGTGCCAAGACCTCCCGTTCCTGAATAAGTAAGAGTGAGGTTGCCTGTGCCAGAGTTGTAAGAGAGACCTCCTACTGGAAGTTTGGCAAAGGAGACGGTCTGAGTTCCACCAAAGAGAAAGTTGGAAGTTCCTGCGTAGAGAGATGGATTACCAGTAGCAGTAGCATTCACTAAGGTGAGGATGGTGTTCTGACCTGATGTATTAGTGGCAACATTAGTGACTCGGTAGTATTGTTGAGCCGTGGCAGAAGCGTCGTCGGTGGTAGTAGTGAGGTTGTTATTTGCCAGATAAACTACTGTTCCAACCGGATACGACACGGGGTTGTAGAGGACAATCTGAAAGGGGACATTCGCCGTAATCTGAGTTCCCATAGACTGGATGGGATAGGTATTACCAAAGTTCGTATTGGTGTTGAGGTTGATTTGAGGAATGAAAACAGGTAGTGTCGGAGTCTGAAGATTGAAACGAACGATAGACATATAGTAGTCCTGAGGAGACAACAGGTAGGCATTGCTACGAGTCTCCTTGTATTGGAAGCGAACAGGCTGGGCGGGAAATGACCCGTCGTTGTTAATAACGTTCATATCATAGTAGATGTGATACGGTTGCGTAGAAGAATGAGCCTTGTTGAAACGTTGAACGGACATTGCTTTTATTAATACGAATGATTTTATTTATTTGTTTTTGTTCGTATTTTTTTCAAAGAATAATAGACCGGAGGGGTATAGATATTTACAAGTAAGTATCTTATAATAAAAACAATGAAATATATGATATTTACCATATATTTACCAATAGATACTTACCATATATAGCGTAGATATTTACAATACATATTTACACCATATTTAATCGTAATAATTCCGGAATTATTACCCTGAAGTATATAGGAAATATCTAATATATGGTAAATATATGGTAAATATCTCGTAAAGTGGTTATTTTGATGTTTATATATTTACCTGTAAGTATCTTATCATACTTTTTATATGATAAGATTCATTAAATTAATATTTATAATCATCACACAACTACATATCTACTGGAATCGCATCTTTGTATCCTGATACACTAACTTCATACATAATATTCTTTCCAACCTTCTTTGTAGTCCAGATTCTGAGACAAGTTTCATATTCGTTATTAAACAAAAGTCTTCCTTCCTTTTCCACAAAAGCCCGTCCTGATAGTAGTTCTCTGGGAACTTCATACATTTCAATAAGTGTGATAATTGCCGTTTTATACATATCGCTACTATTCACTGCCTTTTCGCTTAGAGAAAACTTTACATTTTTCTGATAGGTTGGTTCAATTCTTTTATTGTTTTTAAAGTCTAAAAGGGGACATAACAATGCTTCTACATTAGACACACCCATCTGTTCTAACATCTTCTTAACAAACACTGGTTCGTATGAGCGAAATCCAGTTGCGTTGCGAAACATCTCTGAATCAGTTGGTTGAGCCATTATCGTTGCTTGAGACTTGGAGGACGACTTAAAGAATAGGTTTATTTCCAATCAATTTTTTTTCTGAAAAAAATCATTTTTATTTTTTGACCTACTTAAATAAACTATAACCGTCCTCTTCCTCTTCTCCCCATACGACACCATTCTCCTCCTCGTCTTCCTTATGAAACTCACACATTGCTTCTCCTTGTCTAATGGCAATCACACAATCAAGACAATAGTTTGTTCTGACTTCTAATAGGAAGCCACAATCTAAACAGAACCAATCACACCATTGGTCTCGTCCTTTGACACTATTATACCAGTAATAGACAAAGGTAAAGTCCTCCTCATCTTCGGAGCGGATTCTACAAACTAAACACTCGTATTCACACATTTTTTATTATATATAGGATTATTATTTTAAGTTATAAATAATCATCAATATCCAAATATCCAAAAATTTTTTTTTGGAGGGCTTGGTTTTATATAGCGGGTGATTTATCCTCGGTTCCGAGGATAATTTGGTCGCCTTATGTTTTGGAGTGTCAATAAAAAAAAAATTTGGATATTTGGATATTGGATAGGATTCCTTAACTTAAAGACCTAATCACCCGTATCTCCTTTAAATACTCCTTTTTAATCTCGCTTAGTAATAAATGATAAGCATAGAAGAAATATTCGCATCTGCTGGTGTTTCCGCTGGTGTATATGGAGTCTATAAGATGGTAGTTCGTCTCTATAACAAATACTACATCAACAGCGAATGTAATCATCCTACGGAACATTCTACCAATATTGTCGTTCATATCTCCGATGTTGAAGAGAAAAAAGAAGAACCCAAACCCCACGTGGAGATGAACCGAGTTTAATCTCTCTTTATACTAAATGGACTTATCTTCCTACATACGAGAAGGACACTTTGAACGAGATGTCAAAGAAATGACTCATTCTACCAAGTATCATAACCTTATCTATCACGCTTGTGGGCGTAGAGACATCAATGCTGTTAGGGAGTTTCAGACTTCTGTGATTGAGTGGCTCCCAACGATAAAGAATTATTCATCTGTAAAAAAATCAGATGCCTCGCACTCTTCCGATGGCAAGACAGATTTCCATACGCTACTGTCATACCACAAGGACACCTGACCTTTGTTTTGTGTTTATCAATAATCTTCTCTCTGTGCTCTTGATAGTATGTAAGACTCATTAGATATTACTTATATCTAATGATTTATACCTTATTCGTCATCTTCCTCTGATTCCTCTTCCTCCTGATTATTCACCCAGATTACCTTATCGTTCTTCTCTGTATAGTCAATAGCGACATCTCTCAGAAAGTCCCATACATTCTCATACAAGTCATACTTGTGCTCTCCACGCTCGTGTCCGAATACCTTATAAACCGTCCAGTCGTGGAAGGCTTTCTCAATGTGCTTCTCAAAGTCCTCAATCGTCCATTTAATCGCCTTTTCCTCCGTCAAATCAAGACCACGAGGATAGGTAGGTTTGAAATCAAACTCTTCTCCCATCTCAGAGAGGGCTTCATAGAACCACGACATATTCAGTTCTACTGAGATGTAAGAGCAACGGAGGTCGGCAGTGTATGGCATCTTAACGGTATTCGTTGATTGACTTGTTCGGTCTGAGGGCTTAAAGACTCTTATTTCCTTCGTCAATTTTTATTTTAAAAATCATTTTTATTTTTTAGACCCCCACTTTTAGGAGGTTCTCTACTGGAATATACAAATAGGGCTTCTCCACGTCATTCACTCCCTGCCGATAACGTCTAAAAGGCTTCTTCTCAAACGTATCAAATAATGCCTTATCGTAGGTGATATAATACAAGCCATCCGTAAAGTTAAAGAGATAGACTTGCTTCTTTGAATGGGATTGACATACTTTATCATAGGGTAGGCAAGTGGTGGGATAAGTGTCCTTCCTGTTATTACGACTCTTGAGTTCATAAGAAGTAGTCTTCCCCTCGTAATCATACTTGGCGTATTTATTCGTTGATTCCTTAAGGTCATCTTTAAAAAAGGCTTCTAACTGAGGAAGAAGTGCCGTCTGTTGTTGAATGCCGTAAGTATAGTCTCTGTTGAATGCCATCTCTTTTCTATTATACAAGAAAAAACTTTTTTACAAAAAAAAATCCACATTACTTTTTTTCCTTATCCACTTTGATATAATCCTTCTGTTGTCCCGTAGAGTGAGACATTGCCTCAGCATCCTTCTTTTGCTCCTCCTGAACGTCTCCATATTTACTTGATAGATACGAATGTCTCAACATACTTGACCCAATCTTCTTACCGAATACCTTATTCAGAATACGAGTGATACTATTCACCTTATCCAACGGACTTCCATCATAATATACTAAGAAGGGAAAGGGTTCTGTCTTGTTTGTAATCTTCTTACCTTTAACCAATGGATGAAACTTGAGATAACGAGATAAGACACGAACAAAAGAATCAGGCATCTCTATCACTTTCTGTCCCTCTTTCTTGGCAGTCTTGAATTTATTCAGAATGAATCGCTGACGGTCAAGGTCTAACCAATTGGTATCAGTAGGACTCTGTTCTGTGGCTGACTTGGCAACCATCACTTTTTGGAACTCATTACGACGAGGTGGAAGAAGAACATATAACGAGAGAACAACTTGTTGGAGTAGTGTATTATATTGGTGTTCGTTAAGAGTCTTCTGGTCTTTGAAAGCAGAAACCTTCTTATCTAATTCCTCATACTTATCCTCTACTTCTTTCCAATCCATCCAGTTCTTCTCTTGCGTCTCTGACTTGACGTTCTCCTTCTCCTCTCCTTTCAACTCCTTGTTTTTATCCATCATCATCTGAAAGTATTGGTCGTATAGTTTCTTCTTTGGTTTTGATTCTTTATCCAGAGACAGCACAGAACAAATAGAGATGAGATACCCCCGCTTTGTATTTTCACGGTATTTACTCAACCTTTCTTGAATTGTTGTAGGGTCTTTTAGAAAGTTAAGATTCTTGAGGGGTTCATTGTCATTTAGTTTCTCCAGATTCCTCGTGTAGAGTTTGATGCTTGAGGGAGCAAGACCTTTGTTGGTAAGCCCTTTAATCAACTCTTGCTTGAACTTAGTGTCGTATGTGTCTGTCATCTTTATTTACTTATAAAGAAGAAAAAAAATCTTAAAAATACTTACTTGGAAATAAACGCTTGGTGTTTTTTAGACTTTGTATGTTGAATCTTATTACGAACCGTATATTTCCCTCCACATTCACATACCATTTTTTGTTTCTGTTTTGTGTTTAGGGTTTCTTTGTTTTCCATTCTGTAATTTTTCTGCCATTCGTCAATTCGTTCTTTGTGTAGTTCGTGATATTCTTGTCTGGTGCGTCCAGCAACACAACGATTCACACACTCGTTATTCCGTATATAGTGTCCTTCACGAGCGAGAAGTTCTTCTTTTGAATTACAAGGAAATAGTTCCACCAATTCTATCTTACAGTTTTCAACGCCGTATTTTTCAAATAAAATAGAACTCCTACAATTCATTATTTTGTGTTTTCCAAACCGACGACATAATGTATCAACTGTTGAACCATAATAACGGTCATCTCCAGCCCAAATCATATAAATCTTTCCGTTCTGATAATTCGGCATACTCCTTTCTACTTTTATATACTCTTTTCCTTTAGATTGATAAAATAATCTATCCACACAACAAATAATATTGCTGTATAATAAATGTATGCTCTCCAACGAGTTATCATAAAGAAATCCGTTCCATTAGAGGAAGCAAAGGCTCATTACAAAAATATCACCAAACACAAAGCCCGTAAAGTTCGTGAGACAAAGAACTGGTGGGCGTTCCGTCATCTCCCACCTACCAAGTTTGAACCAAAATCATTCCGAACGAAAGTAGTGAATGACAATATCCATCTCTTGTTCGGTAAGTTGAAGACGGAGAATGCCCGTATGGAAGGCTCAGGACTCTTTGATTATTTTACAAAGGCGTATGACTATGTAGCAAACAAAGCATCTGATGCCCTTGACTACATTAAGAAAGCCGTGAGTATTACAGACTACTCCGACACGACCAAGAAATACCTACAGCAATACGGTAATCTGCCTGTTCTGGCAATTGAACTACGACGTGCTCCTCTTAATATTGCGATAGACCTCGCTCTACAAGGAGTCTCTAAAGGCAAGTGGATGGAACTCAAGAAAAAGTATGGCTTTGACAAGTTCTGGCATCTCTCTATGTTGATGACGGTGGGTGGAGCAGTAGAACGAAAACTTAGAAGTGGTCGTGTCGTTAAAGAACCCAAGAAACTGGCTGTAGAGAAACTCGCCGTAGTCTCTATTAACGAAAACATCACGATTGAACCTGATATGGAAACATTAAAGGTAAATGTCCCCCATCCCTTCACCATCAATGAGATGTTTAACAAGACAAGGGAAAAGGTCGGTGATACACGCTTCTTCTCGTATTCGGCTCTCGGCAATAACAACTGTCAGAACTTTATTCGTATGCTGTTAGAATCACAAGGTCTCTATAGTGCGGAGGCAAATGATTTTGTCTTCCAAGACATCTCTCAACTCGTGGAGGAACTTCCTGAAGCCACCAAGGCGATTAGTCAGGGTATCACGCATCTCGGTGCTCTGGCAAACAAATATCTCGGAATTGGTGGAAGCAAGAAGACCCATCGTGAGAATGTATTGAAACGGTATAATTTAGAAGACAAGTCGTATTCTCTGGAAGAGTTATCCAAGGTGAGTAGTGTCCCTCTGGAGATTCTTCAAGAAGTGTATAATCGTGGTGTTGGGGCTCATTCTACTCAGAGTTCTTCTGTTCGTCTTAAGGGTTCTTATGTCAAAAATGTGGATGCCCCCAAGAGTAAGAAGTTGAGTAAAGAGCAATGGGGATATGCGAGGGTGTATTCTTTTATTGATGGTAATCCAAAACACGATAATGATTTGCGTGAAAATAAAAAGTCCAGTAATAATAAAGAAATGAAGGGAGGTAAAAAAGTCTCACTGGATGATTTGATGAAAGATGAGGAAGTTGGTGGAAATAAGGCATCCGGCTTCATCCGAGCAATGATGGCAAAGGATACAGGTAGAACGAACTCTGAGGATTGGAAGGAGATGTCTGCCAAGGAAAGACGAGAAGCGAACGAGAAGAAGTTTGGAGCGAATGACAAAATGGATGTCAAGGAACTTACAAAGACAACCCACGACCTTCTGGATACTCAAAAGGCACTCACTCGTAATCAAGCCATTAAGCGATTCTATGACTATGTCAAGGCACACGCTAAACAGCACGAACCTCTACGAGAAGGTGGAAAAAACTTTGTGGGAACTTATGATTTGGATGAGTTATATGACCGTTGGAAGGATACTGAAGGAGTAGAAGTAAGACAGGCTCGTCGTGGTCGTGTAGATGAACGAGAAGAAGCCATCGGTCGTCTATTTGAGGACGAAAAGGAAGAGAAGAAAGAACCTCCTCGTGTGAAACGACCTGTGGTAAGACGACCCGTCATTGAAGAAGAAGTGCCTGAACCTCCTCCTCATAATACGCTGTGGCAGTTTGTGAGAGATAATAGTGTAGATGAACTCAAGCGTCGTCTTCGTGGGAAATCTGCGGAGGAACTAATTGCTTTTTACCGAAGGGGAGGAGGAGCGATTCGTGAGAAACTAAGAGATGTGGCTACTGCGGTTGGAGCAACACATCGTCGTCCCCCTAACGCAAGGGGAGTAGGAGCGATTACGACTGAAGGTGTCGCTCAGAATATTGTTGAGAAAGTTCGTCAATAAATATTATCGCTGTCTATAATAAAAGAATGTCATACGCACGTCAATACAACAATCCCGAAGACACTTCTCGGGCTGAATGGCACAATCGTCTCTCAGCACAACAGGACTATTTATCTCAACTGAGTGGTGGTAGTTGGTCTCAACCTCCTTGGTCTGGCTACCATCCTTCTTATGGTGCTGGAATGAGTGGCGGTATCGTAGCGGGAGATGAAGTCTTCCAACGCCGATTTCCTCGCTTTCCGATGAAAACAGGCGGTTCGTGGTTTCCTATCAATCAACGTATTATGCTTCCCGAAGAAGTGGGATTTAGGGATAGTGTGAATCCTGACAAGTTCAATCTAATGGGAATGGGACGCTATTCCGACTCTAACTTTTGGCAACGATACGCTCAGGATGGAGATATGGGCTTTTTCCACGGAATGAATGGTGGTGCTGAGCCTCTTGGAATGTCTCCTTTTCCACTCAACAGTATGCCCCAAGACCAAGTCGTTCGTCCTCTTGACAAACCAGAGGCTTCGGTAAGCACTGTAGAACCTGAGGTTATCACAGAACCTTCTCCTATGCCCGATGACAAAGAACTGGTTGCTCTTTCCAAGTCAGAACAACTTGCTGAGCCCGAACAACACGCTCTACACGTTCCTCCCTACTCCCATCTATTACGAACAGGTTTTGGTAAGGATTCTGCCTTGTATGAAGAGCCCTTTGAGATTCCTGAATACAAGGGTTCTCTACACAAGAAGAAGAGTCGCTTTAGCAAATAAGTTTCACATTAAAAAAATTGAATGCTTTTTTACAGAGTGAAAAGGTATTAAGATGGAAAGAGTGTTTAGAGAGATTGAAAGTATGGGGGTGTATGACCCCCTTATCGTGAAACTGGATAGAAATAAGTTTTATACAGTTGGTTCTGTTATTTGTTGTAATGCTAATCTACAATTGGATAAAAATCTTTTCAAAGAGGGTAATGTTATTCAACACCCTAATACACTAAGTTATTGGAAAATTAAAAGTGTTTGTTCTACTCTTAAATATTGTTATTTCAGAATAGAATAATTGGTTTAGCAAGTAAAAAAAAGATATACGGTTTAGCAAGTAAAAAAATTATATCATAAGAGACATAATTTTTGTTTTTTTACCTTTTATCTTTTTTTATGCGTTATCGGCGATAAGCGTTTTAAGCAGTAATGAGGAGTGCCTTGCCGTCGTCTTGGTTTATTTCGGGGAGTTGAATGACTTTAACCTTCAGAGTCTTTCCGTCAAGAGTTTTGTAGAAGTCCGAACGACCTCCGACCCATCTTTTGAACTCTGAATCAGTGATGAACTTATAGGTGGATTTCATTACGTTTTCCATTTGAAGATAGTCGCCTTCTAATAACAAACCCGCTTCCACTGACTTTTTCAATTTATCCGTAAAGAAATCTTGTCCCGCCTTAAACATACGGACAAAGGTATCTAAGTATTCGTAGGTTTCATCAAGGAATTTGAGAATAGGGGTGATATGGTCGGGTTTCACCCAGTCCCAGTTAGGAGAGCAACACATCGTGCTAACAGTGATGTGGAAGCGGGTGATTGTTTTTTTTAACTCTTCACCAAATCTTTTACTCTCCGTGAGAGCCTTGAGGAGAATGGAAATGTTGTGTAAGATACGAATATCACCGCAACCAAAAGAAACCATTTCACCATCACAGTAGGTGACGGCAAGTTGTTCGTGAGCGGTGATTCTGGAATGCTCTTCTTGTTGAAAAATGTGAGAGAGAGACATCGTCGTTGGATTCCTTAGTTGATTACTTTTGGACGGCTTAAAGACTGGCGGATAAATCCTTTCAATTTTTTTTT